TGAGCCTTGATACGGCACTTAAATTCATATCTACTAACGATAATCCGGCATTGCGAAATGTCGTGCTAATACACTTATCAGATAAAAGCGGAAATCCAACACTTTTCAAACAAAAGGTGGTAGAAACGCTTAAATATGACACAGAAGTTTATGTTGCAGAGAATGGTTTAGAGGTTGATTTTAACCTTTATCCTTTTTGAAAGGAGAAAATATGAAGTTATATTTTTACATTTTGAAGAATGACTTTATGGGTTGCGAAGAGAAACCCTATGTTAAATTTGAGGAATGCGAGGTCGTTGAGAAACCAAAAACGTACTATCCAAAAGACGAATTTCCGAGAGAAATTTATAACGCATATATTAGTAAATCAGATATAGGACGTTTGTTTGGATACCGTCACAATATTGTTGTGTTAGAAGAACCAAATGTGAAATATGCAAAAGAATTGCTTGCTGAAAAATATCAAGACAGTATTAAAGCAAACGAAGAGGCTATCGCAAAATATAAAGATATATTAAGTGCAATATTGGAAATGGAGGAATAATCAATGTCAAAAATGTTTGTGAACATAGCATTTACGGATGAAGAATTTGAAGAAAAAGTGAAGATTGCTATGGATAAGTATTGTAATGAAGTAATTTATGCAAACCTTGATGAACAGGTTATGAAAATTGTTGATAAGAGGATAACAAGCCTTTTATCTTCAAACAGTTGGAGTAGCAAAAGAAAAATACAGGGTGTTTCTTTTGAAGAATTTGTGAAACAGAGAACAGAAAAAGCAATCGGGGATTTTGTAGAGAAGAACATTAGAGAAATTATGGCTAAAAGGTTTGCAGAAATCCTTACAGACAAAAGCATGAATTAAGAAAGGTGGAATGACTTATTAACAAAGTAATTTTAATTGGCAGATTAACAAGAGACCCAGAAATCAGATACACGCAGGGAGAAAATTCAATGGCAGTGGCAAGATTTACCCTTGCAGTAGACCGTAGATTCAAAAGAGACAATCAACCTACGGCTGATTTTATAAGTTGTATTTGTTTTAGAAAAACGGCTGAATTTGTTGAAAAATATTGTAAAAAAGGAACAAAGTTGGCGGTTGATGGCAGTTGGCAGACTGGAAGTTACACCAATAAGGATGGAAACAAGGTATATACAAACGATTGCCTTGTTGATAATTGCGAATTTGCTGAAAGCAAGGCAACGGCAGAACAGAATCAAAAAAATGATGATAACACTGGAAATGATGATTTTATGAACATTCCGGATGGTATTGAGGATGGATTACCTTTTAACTAGAGCCTATGGCGGTTGCCAAGCGTGACCGCCAAATAATAAGCAGAAAGGAAGTGATTTAGATGGTTATTTTTGAAGATGAGGGGCAGCAGAGCGGAAAGCATTTGAAAAAACATCATTACTGGAGCAATTCCAACATTGAGGTTAAAAGAGTGCCGCTTCCGGTTGGTGATTACATAATTGCTAACGAGAAATCTATTGATGTTATTTCACGTAAGGAAGATAGAGGAATGAAAGTTAAAAAGATGGATTTCCTTGGGACTTATGATGTATCTGTAGATACTAAGAAAGATATGCAGGAAATTGTAGGAAACATCTGCGGACGTCAGCATGGAAGATTTCGTGATGAGTGTATTCTTGCGCAAAATAACGGAATCAAACTTTATGTATTGATAGAAAACGAAGATGGAATCAAATCCATTGAAGATGTTTCTAAGTGGGACAATCCACGACTTCACCGATATAACAAAATTGCTTATATGCATCGGATTGGTAAATGGGGAACAACAAAATTGCCAAAAGCAAAACCTACCGCCGGTTCCACGTTGGCAAAGGCAATGATTACTATGGAGAAGAAATACGGCGTTAAGTTTGTTTTTTGTTCGCCAAGAAATGCAGGAGAAAAAGTTGTTGAATTATTAAGCAAAGGAGTTGAAACAAATGGCTGACAAGCGAATGTTTTCAAGAAAATTGATTAGTTCGGATGTGTTTTTGGACATGCCATTAACTGCACAAGGATTGTTTTTTCATCTGTGCATGAGAGCCGATGATGATGGATTTGTAGATGCTCCAAACAGAATTGTAAGAGAATGTCAGGCAACGCCAAAAGACCTTGAAATCCTTGAAAGGAAGAGATACATACTCACGTTTGAAAACTCTAACGTGGTGCTTATCAAACATTGGTTTCTGCACAACTCGATTGCAAAGGACCGGTACACGCCAACACTGTATACAGATGAGAGGTCGAGAGTTACCTTAAAATGTGGCAAGATGTACCCAAATTGTAGTAAGAGTGACAACAAGAATTATACAGAAGTGAAATACACTGACAACTATTTGGAAACAGATTGTAACCAAGTTGATAACAAAGTGGAACATAGAGAAGATAAGGTAAGAGAAGAAAAGAAAAGTGATATTGTCGAGCAGAGCACGACGGACACTTCTTTGGTGAAAGAAATTATTGATTATTTGAACGAAAAAACTGGTGCAAGTTACAGATACAGTACCAAAAAGACACAAAGCCTTATCAACGCAAGGATTAAAGAAAAATTCACTTTGGAAGATTTCAAACGTGTAATAGACAGTAAATGCAACGATTGGAAATCAGACGAGAAGATGAAAGAGTATTTGCGGCCAGAAACTTTGTTTGGAACGAAGTTTGAGAGTTATCTTCAAAATGCTCCGAAGATTGCGCAGCCTAGAGCAGAGCCGGAAGAGGTTGTTCCGGAAGTTGAGGAAGAGGAAGTAGGTGAGGACTGGTAATGCGATATAAAGTTTACGAGTTTAACCCGGATGATGCTTACAACTTTGCTCGTCATGTTGGAATTGAGGTTAAGGAACACGGTGGCGAACTGTTTTTTAAGACTTGCCCTTATTGCAAGCCAAGAGCAACAAGGGGAAATGTTCGCACTTTTTCGATAAACCTTAAAACTGGACAGTTCAAGTGTTTAAGAGCAAGTTGTGGAATCTCCGGCAACATGGTAACGCTATCAAAGGATTTTGATTTTTCTCTTGGAAACGAGGTTGACGAGTATTACCGTCCAAAGAAAAGATACAAGCGGTTGAAGCAACCAAAAGAAGCAATTAAACCAAAGCCAGAAGCGATTCAGTATTTGGAAAGCCGTGGTATATCCGAAGAAGTTGCCAAAAAGTACGAAATTACCGTACAGACTAGCCATCCAAACATTCTTGTATTTCCGTTCTATGACGAAGAAGGTGTACTGCAATTTGTCAAGTACAGAAAAACGGATTTTGACAAGGCAAAGGACGCTAACAAGGAGTGGTGCGAAGCAAGCACAAAACCGATATTGTTTGGAATGAAACAATGTGATGATAGTTTTGATACGCTCGTACTCACAGAGGGTCAGATGGATTCATTATCAGTTGCTACGGCAGGAATACCAAACGCAGTGTCCGTTCCAACCGGTGCCAAAGGCTTTACATGGATTCCCTATTGTTGGGATTGGCTTTGCAAATGGAAGAAAATAATCGTTTTTGGAGATTTTGAGAAAGGCTCAATATCTTTGTTGGATGAACTTGCAAAACGTCTAAAAGACCGTGTAGAACACGTCAGAGAGGACAATTACAAAGACTGCAAGGACGCAAACGAGATACTTCTCAAATACGGAGCAGAGCAGGTTAGAAAATGCGTTGAAGAATCGGTTAAGCTGCCAATCGACAATGTAATTGATTTGGCAGACGTAAAGGAACTTGACCCATACAGTATTGAGAAGATACCGACCGGTATTGCGGATGTAGATAACTTGCTTTGCGGAGGAATCCCATTTGGTGTTGTTACTATCGTTACCGGTAAATCAGGCAAAGGAAAATCAACTTTCGTAGGGCAGATTATAACAAGGGCATTAAACAAAGGTGACAATATTTTTGTATATTCTGGAGAAATGCCAAACTATCTTTTTAAGGCTGCGATTGATTTTCAGATTGCTGGACCGGCAAATGTAGTGGAAGAAGATAGGAGAGATTACATAAAGCGTTATGTTCGGAAATCTGCAAAAGATAAGATTGTAGAGTGGTATCGTGGAAAATGTATGCTTTACGACCGCACTATGGTTAAAGATGAAGATACTGACTTGCTAAATACGATTGAACGTATGATAGTAAGCCAAAATGCGAGAGTTATTGTGATTGACAATTTAATGACAATGATAAACAAAACAAGAGTTAAGGGAAGTAAGTTAGAAGCACAGAGCGAAGTTTCAAACGCACTAGAGGATATGGCTAGATTTTACAATGTTTGTATTATCTTAGTTGCACACAAGAGGAAAGATAGCGGAATTGATGATGAAGATATGGACGATTCGATTCGTGGGGATTCAGATATTGTCAATTCGGCAGGAGTGATTATTCACTACAACCTAAATAAAGATGAGAATACGATGGAAAATTATCCGAGAATAATTTCGGTTACTAAAAATCGTGTATTTGGAAGAACTTCATACAGAGGTTGGAAAGTACACTACGATGAAAAGTCCAAACGAATCTACGGAGACCACGATGATTTGAATATTTGTCTTGGTTGGGATAATGAAAGCGGTGGATTTGTCGAGGACTACGATAATTCAATATTTAGTTAGGTGGTGTTTATATGGGAAGCGTAAATGCATCGCAGATTCCAGAAGAACAGCATATGTGGACTGATATTTGGAATTGGCGTAAGAAATATTACTACCCGGAAGATGATGATTCTTGGTGGAAAGAGTTTGTAGAAAATGGCATTGCAATCGGAGAAAAATATGCAACTAAATTATCACATGAGATTATTTTTGCAATTTTTAATGATGTGCAAAATCGCAGTAGAAAATCGAAATCAACGGAGGTATTGAAATGAAAGAAGCAATTAAATTAGTTGAAAAGGCTCTTGAAATTTTGAAGAGCGAAGAGAAAAAGGAAAAGGTTGTTTTGAGGTCATTGAAACTGGGCGAAACATTCATGATTGGAGAACATGAATTTATTGTTTTGGAGCAGAATTACGAAACGACAAACGTAATCTCCAAAAACCTTATGGCTAAAAATGTTCGGTTTGATGGAGATACTAGAGATTACAATAAATCTGCTTTGAAAAAGTATATTGACGAAAAAATCAAGCCTATTATTTTGGAAAATGTCGGTGCTG